CCTAATCGCCCCTGAGCCGCTAAACGCTCTTCGAGTGCTAGACGTTGCCGTTCTTCTTCAGGACGCTGTGCGGCCCGTATACGCTCAAATATAGCTTGTTCACGATCTACAGTAGGTTGCACTGCTTGACCAAAAAATCCACCAGCACCGCTAAGTAACTGCTGTTGTAGTGCTTGCTCTTGAGGTGACAACTGCATACCAATTTGAAGGCCGTCAGCGGTAGGTTGTGGCTCTCCGCGAGGCATATAGCTAGTAGGCTCTAAAAACGGCCCGGTCGGTAAAGGTGCGCCAAGAGCAATGCCAAGATCACTTCTTAAGTTATCAAAAGCTCCATCATACGGGCTAGATATTCGCGGACGCAGTTCATTTGTTAGCGGAGTAGTCAAATCGCTTAGCCCCGGAGCCTGATAACCAGAGTCTGTTAATTGCTGTGTAAGTTGTTGGAACAACGCATCTGTTCTAGCGTCAGTGCTAGGTGCTGGGCCGCCCACTTGATATCCAGGATCTCCAGGTCTAATCAGTTGATCACTGGGAGGCAACACTCCCCCGGGCTGAATAGGTCGGTCATCAAGCATTGTTAGCTGTCTTGCAGGCTGACCACCCATGCGAGTAGTAAACATAGCGCCAGTAGGAGTAGTCACCGTAAATGGCTTGAACTCAGACTCCATTTGTCCGCGCTCAGCAATACCCATTGCTTCTTGTTTGGCCTGCTCACCAATATCGCTAAGACGGTCATAGGCTTCTTTAGTTAATAAGCCGCCAGCCAACCCCATTAGCGCATTAGGTGAAGATGCAAATTGCTGTCCAGCACCCATAAGGCCGCTAAAAATATCGCCAACACCGCCTATTATTTGACCAAAACCTGATGGTTGTTGAGTAGGATTTGCAATAGTTGCATTGCCAGTTCCTGCACCCAAAGCCCCCTGTCCTGAATTATTAACAACCATAGTTGTCTCCTAGTTAAAGTAGCTTGCCGATTAAGGCCATTACGTTGATTTCTTGTAGTGATAAGGGTGATCCGTCTATATCGGCTTCAAGACCTACCTGCACACTGGTTCCATATCCTGTGGCGTTTAAGCTACGCTGACTTGTTAGCTCACCACCTGTAAATTCTGCGGTACTGTTAAACTCACTCTCGTTGAAGTAGCCAGTAACCTGCGTACCGACCGTAAACTCTGCTGTAGCAAAAGTCGTATCAAAGTCATAAGCCCACTTAAGGAATACAGTCGCGCTGTTTGCGCCAACCAATGTGGGTTTTAGTTTCTTAAGAATTTTAATTCGAGAGCTATCGCCGAACGTTAAGCTTGGGCTGTAATACTTAAAACGATATGCCTCATCGTTATCTGCATAGCCTGTGTACTCGCTAATACCTTGGTTTGTGCCGATGTACAACGTGCCATCTTCTAGTCGAGTAAACGATGTAAAGCCTGTGCCGGGCCATCGAGTCACACGATACGAGCCATTTTCTACAGTGCCACGAACATCAAAACAGAATGTTGTGTTCTGCCCCGTAAACGATAGTAGATAGAAACCTTCTTCTGGGCTGTATACCGATCTAAAGAACTCTGTCTCTGCCTGTAGTGAGGCAATAATGTCCTTTGTGATGTTTCCTGACAGACTGCTAATCGGCATAGACTTTTCTTGGATTGTCCTGCCAAAGCTCTTAAGACCTGTGTGCGACAAAAACAACACGTCCGTACCTGTGTACTGAACGGTATCCCTATCGACACAGCCAACACCCGCTACGGTATCTGCTACCGACATCGTAGCCGGAGCCTCTGCGCCCTGATACGCAATGATGCTGTGCTTACCAAAGATAATAAGAAGGCCATTGTGTGCGGCTAGTGCGACGATCTCGTCGTAGCCATCAGGCCATACCTTTGAGATATCAATGTTACCGCTAGTACCGCCAGACCAGTCGTGACCAATAAGCAGATCAGACCAGTAGATAGTAGATTTGTTAGAGCTAAAGTCCGCTGTCCAGAGTCGACCATAGGCCGCTAAAACTTCGTTGCCGTACATGGCACTGGTTACACCAGCGGCACCTGACACGGTACTTAACTTGATTACTGAACCACCAGCATTGTCGTATACCAGAGGTTCATAGCCGCGCTGGAAGAAGTAGATGTTGTCGTTGAAGTTAACCATCTTCCAGTTATCAGCAGTGATTGAATAACTAGCAGGGGTCTCGTCAACTAGCGTAGTCGTACCGCTAATAATCTTGTTATTGCCGACAGAGAAGATCTTAGTATTACCACCATCATCTCTAAACTCTTTAATTGCGCGAATAGACTCTGTGCCAAGTACAGTCTTAGTAGTCGTAATGACATCGTGGCCTTTACGTGCGGCAATACGTCCTCGCTTGTCGATTACAGCATTATCTGCAATCTCAGCAAAAGACGGATCCTGTGCTAACGGCGAATCTTCGGTGTTAACACCCTTAAAGGCCGGAGCTACAAGATTAATACTTTGCAGTTGTTGAGCCATATTAGACCGCCCTAAATACCATTTCTTCTGGATGTTTAGCCGCATCAATTGCTACGGCATCTGACAGGTACTGATTAGCTATCGTAAAGTATTCGGCTGTAGACGTACCGCCTGTTTCACCACGCTCACGGGCAAGCAGTGCTACCGCCAAATGAATAACAGGCATAGAAGGGATTAGTAGTTTATCAGTGTTAGCTGTTAGATCGCCCTGACGCTTAACCACATCAAACCGTAGGCTGTATACGCCATCTGGTGTAGGGCCAACCAAGACTTGAGTATCGCCGTTGCTGTCTAGTCCGTTGTACGTAAAGTACTTTGGAGCACCTTCTACCGCTTCTGCAATGTACAAAGCATCGTTAAACCAATCTTTGGTTTGGTATTCTATGAAACAGTTCTGAGTGTCGTTCAGTACTGACATGACCTTCACATTGTCACCGGAGTTAGTTAGTGAATAGGTATTGTCTGATGCCGCAGTAGTCACCGTGATCGTCTCACGTAGCGCAGACCAGTCAGTCGCCTGACTAACCAGCGTTTTAGCATCGTTGATAAAGTCACCAACCATCTTGGCGAAGGTTGTATTGGTAACAGACGTAACCTCTTCCTCACGAAGACGGCGAAGTACGCTGTTCATTAAGTCTAGATATGTCATACGCTTCTAGCGCCTCCAGTAAACATGCCGATTCGTAAGGGGTTGGCCAACTTACGTCGTGTCAAACCACGTTGAAACTTTTCAAACTCAACAGGATCAATTGGCGTAGCCGCCGCTATTTGCCCAGGCAACATGGCTTGCTGTGCCGCAAGACCTAGCAGGCCAGCCCCCAAGCCTTCGCCTAGTCCAGCAATACCTGTTCCAAGACCCTCAAGACCCTGACCAATGCCACTAACGTCTGATGCTAAGCCACCAAGCTGTGTGCCTAAATCGCCAATCTGACCACCCAATTGACCAAACTGCTCTTCAGTGCTTTGTTGGAAAGCCTGCTGTGCTTCTGCTTGGCTAATCTGACCAGCCTGTAGTGCCTCAATATCAACGTTTACGTCGGAGAAAAGATCAGTAACAGTGCCACCAAAGGCTTCAAACTGCTCACGGGTAGCTTCATCAAGGGCGTCAATGTTGCCTTGAACATCAAGAACAGCCTGTTGTAGATCTTGTCTTTCTTCTTGTGCCGCTGTTTGTCCTGCCAAAACATCTTCTGCCGTTGCAAAGCCTGCACTGTTTAACGCTGTATCAATATCCTCGGGTGTAGCAAACCCAGCGTTTGTCACAGCAGATGTAATATCTTCTGACGTAGCAAACCCTGCCGATGCTAGTGCGCTTCCTAGTTGCTCCGGTGTTACATATCCTGCATTAGACAGAGCAGTCGCCACATCTTCTGGCGTAGTAAATCCAGCATTAGTTAGTGCATTAGCAATATCTTCCGGTGTAGCAAATCCGGCTTGAGAAAGAGCAGTGCCAATATCTGCTGGTGTTGCATAGCCAGCCTGAGCGACTGCATTAGCAACTTCTTCAGGTGTAGCAAATGGCGTTTCTGACAAGATGTTTTGAACAATTTCTGACACCTCAGCAGAAGTAGTAGCTTCAGGAAACTCAATGTTGCTAATAGCACTGCTTACAATGTTATCAACATCTTCGGTTGTTAAACCCTGCGGTATTTGAATCCCAGAAATAGCTGTATCAACAATGTTTTGAACCTGCTCAGGAGTCATCCCCTCTGGAATTTGTATATTTCCAATGGCTTCATTAACCACATTGCTAACTTGCTCTGCCGTCATTCCTGCTGGAATGTTTGCAACTGCGTTGTTAACAATGCTTGCTACCTGATCTTCAGTTAATGGCGTTGGTTGTGGAGCAGGTGCAGGTGCAGGTGCAGGTGCAGGTGCAGGTGCA